GGGAATACCTGGAGCGGAACGTCAAGCAGGCGCGCGACATACCGGCTAAGGCGAACGGGATCAGGCGGCTTCACTTCTGCCAGTGGACGGACGCGGAATCGGCCTGGATCAGCCGGGCCGCCTGGGAAGAGATCGAAGACCCGACGCTCGACATAGACGATTACGAGGGCGCGGCCTGCTACGCCGGGCTGGACCTCTCGCAGACCACGGACCTCACGGCGAAGGCGCTGGTGTTCGAGGACGGCGAGACCGAAGACGGCCTGAAGAAATACGCGGCCTTCGTTCACGGCTACACGCCGGAGGACACGATGCGCGCGAGGGGCGAGAAAGACGGACTCCTGCCTGGGCAGGATTACGCGGCGTGGGTGGAGGAAGGGTTTCTCACCGCCACGCCAGGTAAAAAGGTGCGGCTCTCCTATGTCGCGAGCGACTTGTATGACGACGCGCAGCGGTTCGAGCTGCGCATGTGCGCCTATGACAACTACCTGATCCGCAGCTTTGAAGACGAGCTAGACGAGCTAGGGGCGAGCCTGCCGCTGGTTGATCACCCGCAGAACTTCTTACGCCGCACGTCTGAAGTGGACGGGCTGGGCGATGTCGAGCTGTGGATGCCGGGTTCGGTGGACGCGCTTGAAACGCTGGTTCTTGAGGGCCGCATTCGTGTGCATGTCAACAAGCCGCTCCGGTGGGCGGTGGCCTCGGCGACGTTTGCTGAAGGTCAGGACGGGCAGCGCCGGTTCACGAAAGCCAAGGCCACAGGCCGGATCGACATGGCGGTGGCGCTGGCCATGGCGGTGGGCGCGGCTGAGGCGTCTGGTGGTGTGGCTAAGGCGCCGCCGACCCCTTGGGACGCTGATCCCGATTACAGACTGGTGGTGTGATGTTCGATTTTCTGAAGCGAGAAAAGCGCGCCACTGAAATTCCAGCCGGGGCGGTGTCTGTTTCTGATCCACGTATTGCGGAGATTTTCGGCGGCTGGCTTGGCGGGATGGATTCCGCGTCCGGTGTCACGGTGAATACCGAAAGCGCGCTAGGCGTTCCTGCGATATGGGCGGCGGTCAACTTCATCTCGGGTACGCTCGCCGGGCTTCCGCTGAAGGTCTATCGCAAGCGCGGCGATGATCGCGAGGCTGTGCGCGGCGGCCTGACGAACCTGCTGCATGATGCGGTCAATGATGAGACCAGTTCGTTTGAGTGGCGCAAGCACGCGTTTGAGCAGGTTCTGACGGGCGGGCGTTCGTTCACCTATATCGAGCGCAACGCGTCCGGCGCGGTGACGGCTCTGTGGCCGCTAGACCCCACGGCCATGACCGTGGACATGCCCGCAGGCCAGACCGCCCGGCGCTATCGCTATGGCTCCAAGCGCAGGACTGTGACCTATGAGGCGCGCGAGATTATCGACGTTCCGTTCATGCTTCGGCCTGACCGGATCGGCCACCGGTCGCCGCTGACCACAAACCGCGACGTGATCGGCCTCGCCATCGCCGCGACGCAGTACGGCTCCAAGTTCTTTCAGGGCGGTGGTGTTCCGCCCTTTGCGGTGACGGGCAACTTCCAAAGCGCGGGCGCGCTAAGCCGAGCCGCCGACGATCTGGCCGAAGCGGTGCGCAAGGCGGCGAAAGAAAAGCGCCAAGCGCTCACCCTGCCGAACGGGCTGGAGATCAAGCCTATCGGCGCGGACCCGGAGAAAAGCCAGCTTGTCGAACTTAAGCGCTTCATCATTGAAGAGGTGGCGCGGATCTACTCGATCCCGCCGACCTTTCTGCAAGACCTGACGCACGGCACGTTTTCAAACACCGAACAGCAAGACCTGCACTTTGTAAAGCACACCATCAAGCGCTGGGCTGAACAGTTTGAGCAGGAATTGAACCTGAAGCTCTTTGGCCGTCGCTCAAGCACGCAATATGCGGAACTGAACATGGACGGCCTGCTTCGCGGTGACTTCAAGACCCGCATGGACGGCTACGCGCAAGGCATCCAAAACGGCATCCTGACGCCGAACGAAGCGCGCCGCCAGGAGAACCGCCCAAGCATGAATAACGGCGACGTGCTGTTGATCCAGGGCGCAACCGTGCCGCTGGGAAGCCAGCCCGTGAACCAGCCGCCCGCAGAGCCGAACGGCGAGGAATAGCAACATGGAACTTGAAAAGCGGATGGGTCTGCCGGTGGAAGCACGGGCGGACGAAGAAGGCGTGCGCGTCGCTGGCTATGCGGCGGTGTTTAACGAAGAGACCAACATCGCCGGGGCGTTCATGGAGCGCATCGAGCCGGGCGCGTTTCGCGATGCGGTCGGGCGCGATGACGTGGTGTTCCTTGTGAACCATGACGGCCTCCCGCTGGCGCGCTCCCGCGCCGGGCAAGGAACGCTCACGCTGCGAGAAGACGAGCGCGGGCTTTATATGGAAACGCTGCTGGACGGCGAAGACCCGGACGTTCGCTCTATCACCGGCAAGATGAAGCGCGGCGACCTGGACAAGATGAGCTTTGCCTTCCGGGCTGAAGTCGAAGAATGGGACGAGAGCGGCGAGCTTCCCGTCCGCACCATCAAGCAGGCCCGGCTTTATGACGTGAGCGTCGTGACCAGCCCGGCTTACGAAGGCACCGAGATCGGCTTGCGGTCTCTTGAGGCGGCGCGCGCCGAGCGCGTGAACCCTGAACTGAACAAAGCCCGACGCACCCGGCTGTTGCTGGCGCTGCGCGGCAAGGAATAGCGCGCTCCGCGCTATCGCCCCTCGCGGCCCTTGGGCAAGGCCACCTCAAAGATGGAGAAGCCATATGGCGACCCTGAAGGAACTGCGGGAGCGCGTGGCGAAGCACGTCACTGAAGCCCGTGAAGCTGTGGACCAGATCAAGCCGGACACCCCGGAGGATCGTGCGAAAGAACTGAACGAGCAGGCTGACCGCGCGCTTGAAGACGTTCGCCAGACTGAAGCGCAGATCGAGCGTCTGGAGAAGATTGAAGCGTCTCAGCGCAAGATGGAAGAAGCCGCCGAGCATGAGGCCCGCGCCAAGCGTCCGACCTCTGACGGCGGTGAAGCCCCCGGCGTGGATGGCGGCGATGAGCCGTCCTACCGTGAGGCGTTCCACGAATACCTGCGCTGTCAGGGCCAGATGGGCGATATGCGCCCCGAAGCCCGCTCCGTTCTTCGCGCTGGCTATCAGAAGGTCGAAGAGCGCGCGCAAACCGTGGGCACGAACTCGGCTGGTGGATTCACCGTCCCGACCGAACTGCAGAACATCCTCATTCGCTCCATGCTGGCCTTCGGCCCGATGTACAGCGAAGATGTCGGCACGGTCATCACCACGTCCGGCGGCGGTCAGATCACCATGCCGACCGTGGACGATACTGCTGTGACGGCGGGCGCGCACACTGAAGGCGCGACGCTGACCGATGACGGCGGCAAGGACGTGACCTTCGGCCAGAAAGTGCTGGATGCTTTCGCGTTCGACACCGAGTGGGTGCGGGTCTCGAAGGAACTGGCCGACGACTCCATCTTTGCGATGGAGCAACTGCTGGGCGATCTGCTGGGCGAGCGCCTGGGCCGGATTGCAAACCTTCAGCTCACCACCGGCTCTGGCTCTTCAGCTCCGAACGGTATTGCTACCGCTGCGGGCGCTGGCGTCACTGCCGCTGGCACGGCTGCTGTGACCTATGACGAGATCATTGATCTTGAGCACAGCGTTGACCCGGCTTACCGCCAGGCTCCCGGCGTGGGTTACATGTTCAACGATGCCACGCTGAAGGTCATTCGCAAGCTGAAGGACGGCGACGGCAACTATCTGTGGCAGATGGGCAATGTTCAGGCCGGTATTCCCGGCACGCTGAACGGGCGCCGCTACATCATCAACCAGCAGATCGCCAGCCTGGGCGCGTCGAACAAGTTCATGCTGTTCGGTGACTTCAAGAAGTACTACGTCCGCAAGGTCGGCGCTCCGCTGATCGGTGCGCTTCAGGACAAGGACTTCTGGCCGGGCTTCGGCGTGGCGGGTTACATCCGCTTCGACGGCGAACTGGCCGACGCGGGCGCGGTGAAGGCCCTCGTCAACGCCGCTGCCTAAGCGGTGAACTGAAACGGCGGGCGAGGCTTCGGCCTCGCCCGTTTGTTCTTGGAGTATCCCATGAAGATCAAACTTCTGACATCCCGCGCTGGCGCGGACGGCGCGTTCGCTGCGGGTGACGAGATCGAAGTCTCCGACGCCGAGGCCGCGCGCATGATCGAAGCGGGCCAGGCTTTGCCGGTGCGCGAGCAGCGCGTCGAGAAGGCCACCCGCAAGCCTCGCGCTGAGAAGGCGTCCAAGTAATGTACGGCGGGCGCGACGTTTCCCACGAGCCGCTGCTGGAGCGCACGGTTGCGCCGACCAGCACCATCATCTCGCTTGCGGAGGCGAAAGCCCACCTGAATGTCGATCACGCCGACGATGACGACTACATCACGGCGCTTGTTGCGGCGGCGGACAACCATCTTGACGGCCCGTTCGGTGCAGTTGGTATCGCCCTTCTTGTGCAGACCTGGAAGCTGACGACCGGCGCGCCGAATGGGCGCGACGGCGTGCGCTTGCCGGTTCTTCCTCTGGTGGCTGTCACCGGGGTTGCGTACCTGGACCGCGATCAGATTGAGCAGACCGCGAGCCTGTCAGACTTCCAATGGTTCAGTGGCGACACGTTCGCCTATATTGAGCCTAAGCATGATCAGCGCTGGCCCGCTATGAGCGCCGAGCGTGACGCCCTGCGCATCACCTTCACCGCTGGCGAGGGTTGCCCGGAGGCGATCAAGCACGCTGCGAAGCTGCTGGTCGGTCACTGGTATGAAAACCGCGAAGCGGTGAACGTGGGACAGTCAATCAACGAATACCCGCTGGCCGTTGACGCGCTTCTGTCGCGCCACCGTCGCGGCTGGATGAGCGCCTGACATGCGCGCCGGTCAACTGCGTGACAGCATCCGCGTGGAGCGCCGGGGCGAGGACAGCACGGACGGCTGGGGAAACCCTGTCTCTGGCGACTTTGCAGAACTGATCGCCGCCCAGCCCGCCCGGCTTATACCTATGGGCGGTGACGAGCAAGTGAGGGCGGATCGGCTGACCGGCTCGGTGAAGTACGAAGTCACGCTGCGCTGGTCCTCGGCAAACGCTGGTATCCGCGCTGATGATCGCTTCGTTCTGGCGCGCGCCTCTGCGGGGCTTGCGAGCGCAACCGTGCTGAACGTGCGCCATGAGGGCGTGGACCCGACTGAGAAGCGCCGCGAGTTGCGGTTCGTGTGCGAGACCGGGGTGGCGACGTAGAGCCTAGATGCTGTCAAATCGGCGCGCGTAATTGTCGGGGAGGCTTTCAAGTAAATGGTTCGCGCGGTCCCGTATATGGCGCGCAACGTCTTCAACGGGTAGGCGCTCAAATTGACTTCTCACGAGCATTTCTGGCGGCAATGAAAATCGTTCATACAGGGCGGTGCACTCATTCGGTCCGGCTCCCCCGTCAACGATGCAGCGCCGCAGAATTGTTAGAAGCTCTTCGCGGCTTCCAATAAATGCTTGGTGGGTGCACCTCACAAGGTCTGAAAGCCAATCAAATCCAAGCGTCCGCATATCTTCTTGCAGTCTGATAATTTCGCGAGTGCGATCTAGCGCGGCTTTGGTTTGCGGCATCATTTCCAAGGCTCCATTCGGTGATACAGGGCAGTACAGGCGAGAGCGAGGGTTTGATCCCCGCCGCGCCGCTTGTACCGGGTGACAGTGTTCGGTGAGACGCCAAGGCGGCGGGCCGCTTCGGCGGCGGATATGTTCATGGCGGCGAGCCATGCGGTGAACTGGTCAGGCGTCAACGGAAGCGCGCCCCGCGACTTCTTTTGCTATCGCACTCGGGCGCACCCATAACTGAATGCCGGGGTGCGGAACTATGCAGAAGGCGTGCGCTGTTGTTAGGTCGAGCTCCTTTTCAACGTCGCGCACAGCGCTCTCTGCGCGCTGATGCCCTATGCACTGAGACAGCCGCCAAAGCACGGCAGCGCGCACGGCATCGTTAAAGGTATAGGTGCGCGGCGATCCGGTTCCCGGTTTTGAGCCGCCGTCTAGCCACAGGACGTCACGATCAAGCATTGCTTTGATCTGCCCATTGGTAAGCCCTGCGGCTTCCTCAAACTGCTGTCGGTTCATCGTCAACCTCGCTTCTCTGAAATCACCATTATGCACACGATAGCGCGGCGGTCTATCGCCAAAGTGAGGAAACATGGCGCGTACGACTGTGAAGGGCCTCGATAAGTTGCGCGCCAAACTCCGCGCCATGCCGGACGAGGTGCGCCGAGAAATCCGGGGCGCGCTGGAGAAAAACGCCGAGGAGCTGACCGCAATGCAGAAGCGCCTTGTGCCCGTGGACGATGGCGACCTGCGCGACAGCATCGAATGGAATTGGGGAACCGGAGACGAGAGCCGCATTGGCGTTAAGGGCGAGCAAGGCCTCGCCATCACGGTGAGCGCGGGCAATCGGGAAATCTTCTACGCGGGATTCCGCGAGTTCGGCACGGTGAAGCTGGCGGCTGCGCCATTCTTCTTTCCCTCATATCGGGCATTGCGCCGCCGAATGAAAAGCCGTGTGTCCAGAGCGCAGAACAAGGCCATCAAGAGGATTGCAGCACGATGAGCGATCCGTTCTCCGCGTTGCAGCCCGCCGTGCATGCCGCGCTGTCAGCCTCCCTGACGGCGGATAACACGATGGTCACAGCAGACGCGACAGCGTACACAGCCGACAATAGGTCGATCAGACACATCATCGGACGGGTATATGACCATGTGCCGAACAGCCCGACCTTTCCGTATCTACGCATCGACGTGACTGACATCACCGAGGACGATGACGGTTGCGGAAAGCATTGGGTGTGTGCGGTCAACGTCCATATCTGGTCGCGCGCGACTGGACGCCAGGAAGCCAGCGAAATCGCCGGGCCGGTGCGCGATGCGCTGGACAGCATCACCACCGTGACCGGCTACGCGATTAATTACAACCAGTTCCGCCAGACCCGTCTCATGGATGACCCTGACGGTCTGACAACGCATGGCATCGTGTCTCACGAGATCGCCCTAGCCGCCACCTAGCGGCTTCCGTTCCACCCCTAGCCCAGCCCGCCCGGCGCATCCCGCGACCGGGCTTTCTGCTTATGGAGGCCTGTCATGGCGACAAGCACTGTTTCCTATAACGAGGTACTGATCGCCGTGGACCCGGCTGGCGGCAGCACCTTTGGCCACCCTTGCCTGATCAATCAGGAAAAGTCGGTGGTCTTCACCCTCAATCTGTCTGAGGACATCGTTCCCGACTGCGACAACCCGACTAACCCGGCGCAGGTTTTCCGGCACGCCGACAGCATCGACCTGACCATTTCGGGGACCGGCAAGGTCCACGTCACTGACGTGAAAACATATGCAGACGTGCTGGCGGCTGGCACGGCGATTCCGGCCAAGCTGCGCATCGGGGCCATCGACACGACCGGGGCCATCGAAGTCAGCGTGGATCTGTATGTGCAGTCCATGACGGTTTCGACCACCCGCCCGAACACGGCTGAGATCGACATCAGCTTTGCGGCTGACGGCTTCCAGGCGTCTGACATCGCCGCCTACGCGACGCCGTAATGAGCCGCGACGGTTCCATCACCGAGACCTTTGGCGACGGCGAGCATCTGTTTCGCCTCGCCATTGGTCAGCTTCGCGAGCTTCAGGAAGCGTGCGATGCAGGCCCGCCGCTGATCGCCCGGCGACTGTGGAGCAGCGAATGGCGCGTTGATGACGTGCGCGAGACGATCCGCCTGGGTCTGGTCGGCGGCGGCATGGACAGTGTGAAGGCTGCGGTGCTGACGAAGCGTTATGTTGACGACAGGCCCGGAGAGTGGGGCCGCAACGCTGTGCTAGCGCAGGCTGTCCTCGCGGCGGCTCTGTTTGGCGCTGAGGATGAAGACTTGGGAAAGTCAAAGGCGGAAGCGGAAAGGAAGCCGAGCCGCTCCCGCGCGAGAAAATCCGCTTCGGCCTCATCTACGGAAACGGCGCAGTCGTAGGCTTCACCCCGCAACAGGTGGACGCCATGAGCCTGTGGCAGTTCCAGGCGTGCATGATCGGCCATGCCAAGGGCCAAGGCGCGGATGACAAGGGCGAGGCCCCGTCTGACGAAGCGTTCCTAGAGGCGGCTTCAACGCTGTATTGATGAGGTGACGGATGGCAACCGATCTTGAACGCCTTGTTGTGCAGCTCGAGGCCAACATGCGCAATTACGAGCGGTCCATGAACCGCGCGGTCGGGCAAGCGAACCAGTCAGCCCGAAAGATCGAGACGCGCTTTGAGCGGGCAAACCGCAGCATGGAGCGCGGCTTTCAGCGTATGGGGCAGGCTGGCGTTCGTGCGCTCGGCGCGCTTGGTGTCGCCATCGGCGCTGCCCAGCTAGGGCGTGCGACCCTTCAGACGCTTGAATATGCGCAGACTCTTGAAAGCGCCGCTGATCGCCTCGGCTTCAACGTTGAGGCGCTTCAGGAATATCGGTTTGCAGCAGAGCAGGCGGGCATCGCACAGACGGCCCTGGACATGGGCCTTCAGCGGTTCTCTCGCCGGGTGGCAGAAGCGGTCAACGGGTCTGGCGAGTTGCGCGACACCCTGCGCCAATACAACATTCAGCTCACTGACAGCGAAGGCCGACAGCGCGATATCAACGCAATCCTAGAGGATTATGCTGACGCTATTGCAGGGGCGAGCAGCCAGCAGGAAGCCTTGCGCCTAGCCTTCAAAGCCTTCGACAGCGAGGGCGCGGCGCTGGTTGAAATCCTGCGCGATGGCTCTGACGGAATGCAACGGTTTCGTGAGCAAGCGCGCGAGGCCGGTGTGGTGCTGGGCGAAGACCTTGTGCGCGACGGCGCTGAAGCGAAGCGCACCATGGACGAGCTGCGCGCCTCCATCGGGGCAGACTTCAACCGCGCGGTGCTTGAGAACGTCGAGGGGCTTGAAGCCTTGGCCGATGTTCTGGGCCGGATCGCAGAGTTTGGCGTTGCTGCTGGCGCTGGGGTGGGCCGGGTCATTGGTGAGCTAACGCGCCCTGATTCCCTTGAACATCGCATTGAAGACCTTGAGGCGACAGAAAGCATTCTTCAGCGCCGCCTAGAAAATGAGCGCGAGAGGATGAACAACGCGTTGTCGCTGTCAGGGGCCAGCGATGTAAGTGAGGGCCAGTCCCGGCTTGCTGCTGGAATAGCAGGCGAGGCGAGGCGCGAGATTGAGCAGCTTGAGCGCGACTTGGCGCAGACGCAGCAGGCCCTCGATCAGCTCACGCAGATGGCGGCGCAACAGGCGGGCCGTGCGGCTATGGCGCCTGCCAGCGGAGCGGAGTTAGACGCGCCTGGGGCCAGAAACGGCGCGCCGCCGTCTATTGACCAAGGCAAGCCTGACAAGGCGAGCTTCGGCGTAGCGACCAGCACCGGCCTGTCAGACAAGGCAGACAAGGAGGCCGCATTAGCTGAAGAGCGCGAAGCCGCACGGGCGCTGGCCGAAGAGCAAGCCGAAGCCTACGCAGACGCCCTTGAGCGCCGCCGCTCTGAGTTCTCCAGCGAGTTCGCGCACACCATCGCCGGGGGCTGGATGGCGGCGTTTGACGGCAACCTAGCCGACTTCGCCGCGCAGCGCCTTCGTGATGCGCTCTATGACCGGCTCTTTACGCTGTTCAACGAGCTGGGCCGTCAGTTGTTCGACAACATGGACGGCAAGGGCGGTCTGCTGGCGACTGGTGCGCGCTTCCTGTTTGGCGGCGGCAAGGCCGAAGGCGGGCCGGTGCGCGCTGGCACGGCGTACCGAGTAGGCGAGCGCGGGCCTGAAACCATCGTGCCCATGAGTAACGGCATGGTGATCCCGAACCAAGAGTCCATGCGTACCGGTAGCGGGGCTTCGGTGACGCTGAATACAAATTACACAATCGACGCGCGCGGAGCGTCACCAGACGCGGTAGCCCAGCTTCGCGCCGAGCTTCCGCAGGCGTTCGCCGCAAACAATCAACGGCTTCTTGGTCAATTCCGCGCTGAGGTTCCGGGCCTTGTGGTTAGGGCGCGCAAGGACGGGGTTATCTGATGGCGTTGAGCGATGCGCTAAGCCTGCCCGCGTGTATAAGAGTGCAGGCGTCCGATTTCCGACTTAACCGGGTTGAGGCGCGCTCACCAGCGACAGGCGGAACGGTGGACGTGTTTGAGCGCGCCACGCCGCGCTATACATGGGCGCTGACTGTCGGCCCACTAAAAGACGGCGAAGACGGCGACTGGACCGGTTTTTTCGGCGCGCTGCGCGGTGGACAAAACACGTTCCGCGCCTATGACCCGTTTCGCCAGAGGCCGCGCAATTACCCGTCTTCAACCGATCCTGAGACGGTGACGGCGGACTCCGCGCTGGTGACGGCGGATAGCATCGCGCACGCCGCTGATGATACGCTGTTCGCCTGGGGGAACCCCCGCCTGTCCAATGTGGATACAGCGGCGCGGACGGTCGGACTTCAGGACATGGCGGCGGGCGCCGTGATCAAAGCGGGCGATCCGCTAAGCTACGAGGACGGGACCAACCTCTGGCGCCTTGTGGCGACACAGGACGCAACGGCGAACGCCTCCGGCGTCATATCCGCGTTGCCCGTTGATCTGGTTCCGGTGGGACTCGCGTCTTATCCCGCTCCGGTCTCGTTCTACCGAGCAGCCTGCGAAATGCGGATCGTGTCCGAAAGTATAGAGACGCCAAGGCAGCGCGCCCGTGGGGCCGTAGTCAGATTTGAAGCCTTCCAAGTCATAAGGAGTGCATGATGGCTTTTACAGCAATCGGGGTTGGCGCGTCAGCCAATGATGGAACCGGCGACGATCTGCGCACGGCGTTCCAGACGGTGAATTCCAATTTCACGGCGCTGGATGCAGCGGGTTTTGGCGGGCTGCGCAATCGCATCATCAACGGCGATTTCTCCATCCACCAGCGTGGCGGCTCGCAGACCGGGGTGAACTTCATCGACCGCTGGTATCGCACCGCAGTCGGCGGGGTGAATCACACATTCACGCAGCAGACCTTCACCGCTGGCCAGACCGACGTGACGGGGAACCCTGAGCACTATCTGCGCTGGGCTATGGACGCCGTGCCCAGCAGCGCGGCCATCCAGCACAATATCGAAGGCGTGCGCACGCTTGAAGGCCGGGAGATCACCTACAGCTTCTGGGCCAAGGCCAGCGAAGCGCTCACGCTTCAGGGTCTTGTGCAGCAGTATTGGGGGGGCGGGTCTCCAATCGCGGCGTTTGCTGACACGAACAACTTCTCCCTGACGACTAGCTGGCAGCGGTTTACGCGCACGCTGACCCTGCCGTCCCTGTCGGGCAAGACCATCGCAGCGGCGAATTACCTGGCCCTACGCCTCGTGGTCCTGACCTCCTCTGCGGCGCCGACTATCGAGCTGGCGGACGTGCAGCTTGAGCCTGGAGGCCTTGTCACTCCTTTCGAGCGACGCCCGCGCGGGTTGGAGCTGGCCCTGTGTCAGCGCTACTACGCCCAGAAGGTCCTCCGCACCGAAAACGGATCGCGCCATGCGCCGCTCCCGCCCATGCGCGCCGCGCCCACTGTCACGGTCTCGGCGGGGTCGGCGGCGAACATCACCAAGGACGGGTTTGAACTGACCCATAACGCTGCGGCGGATTGCACCGTCACGGCTCTAGCGGAGCTTTGATCCATGTTTGAGAACGCACGCTGGGCGGACGCCGAGCAAACCCTTATCCTGGCCGAACGTGATGGCCAGACGGTCCACATTCCAGCCGACGCCGAGAATGCGGATTACCGCCTTTTGATAGAAGGCGACGCCGAAGCCGGAATTGATCCGGCTGAGACCGCGGACGCTGAAGGCTAGGCCATGCGCACGCTGACCGCCGAGCAGACCGCAGCGCTTGAGGCGGGCGTCGGAGGCCTGCGCTTCACCTGCACGCTTACGCTCGCGTCAGGAACATATCGCTTCTGGGATGAAGACCACGGCACGCTGACGCTGGACGGGGCCGATTACATCGGGGCTGGCGCGTTCGCGTCATTCTCCGGCGTTCCCTCCGGCGATGGCCTTGCTGCGGCGCGGTTTCAGACCACGCTCGACGGCACGCGCCTTGTGTCCGACGACGTTGCGGGCGATCCGGCCAGCGTCCTCGCCAGCTTCCATGAGGAGGACTACAAAAACCGGCCCATAGACTTTCAGATGGTCCTGTTCGATCAGGCGAGCACCGTGGTTTTCGCGCTACCGATTCTGTCCGGCATCATCACTGGCGCGCCCCTGTCCATCGGCCCGGTCGTGACGCTGACTGTGGAGGCGCAGACGCGCAGCGGGCTGCTCTCCCGGTCCAACGGCGCGGTTAGATCAAGCGCGCATCAACGCGGGCTGTACGCCGGAGATACAGGGCTGGACTTTGTGGCCGACACCGTAAACGGCGAAAGCTCGCTATGGTGGGGTCCGCAGGCGACCCGGCGCAGCGGCGGCGGCGATGTCGACGGCGGGCCGGGCGGCCCAGGCGCGCCGGGCAACAGACCGCCGATCCTAAGCCCGACCGGTTAGCAATGACACGCCTGAACGATTGGGAGCAACGCGGGGCCGCATGGCTTCGCGACGCTGAGGCGCGTCCGCTTAACTGGCGTGACGCGCATTGTGCGTTTCTCGCCGCTGACGCCGCACTGGCCGTGACCGGAGAAGATCCAGCCGCCGAATGGCGCGGGCGCACGTCCGCCGCCATGCGCGCTCAGTCCGCCAAGGGCGTGTTCGCGCTTGTACCTTATCACGAGATCGCGCCGGCCGGAGCGCAGCGGTTCGACATCGCAGGCTTCATGTCAGTGCACGGCGAGGCGCTGGGCGTCTGTTTGGGGCGTGAGGCGCTGGTCTACGCCGCAGAGGGGCAGCCTCCGGTGCGCATCCCCATGAGTGAGGCCGTCAGGGCCTGGAGGGTCGAATAATGCCGCCTGTCGTCGCAGCCGCTTCCACCTTTGTGAAGGTGCTGGGCAGCAAGGGCTTGATCTCGGCCTTGTTCTCGACGGCGGTGGGGCAGGCCATTCTCACGGTCGGATCGCTTGCGCTTCAGGTCGCATTCCGTCCGCGCATCGACTTTGACGACGCGGCGGGCCAGGTGCAGGGCCAGGAGCTGCGCGTCAGGTTCCAGTCCGATCATCCGATCACGGTTCTGGTCGGCCGCACGGCGACGGCGGGGCATTGCGTGTTTGCGTCCAGCCGAGGACCGAGTGGCGACCCTACGCGCTATCTTACCCGCGTCTTCATCCTGTCTGATTACGAGTGCGCGGACGTAAACCGCATCTGGGGCGATGGCGACGAGCTGACATTCAGCGGCGACGTGACCACCGGCTGGCGTGAGTGCACGTCTCATTATCAGGGCGAGGACGGCGAGAACCGGCTGCGCATGAGGGTCTATCTCGGCGCCGAGGATCAAGCCGCAGACAGCGATCTGGACGGCCAGTACAGCCAGATCACCTCTGATTTCCGGCTGCGCGGCAAGACCTACGCGATTGTCGAATGCGACTATGACCCCGAGTACGCATTTCGCGCCGGTGAGCCGCAGCTTCTCTGGGAGGTGGACGGCGCGCCTTGCTATGACCCGCGCGAGGCCGGGCATGATCCAGACGATGCAAGTACCTGGGCTTTCACCGAGAACGCCGCGCTGATCGCTGCGCAATATTATGCCGGGTGGAAGCGCGCTGGGAAGGTGATCCTCGGCGCGGGCTGGTCGCGTGACCGTCTGCCGGAGGCCGACCTGATCGCAGCCGCGAACGAATGCGACGAGGCGGTGAGTCTTAAGGCGGGCGGAACGATTGCACGCTACCGCGCTTCCGGCCCGATCTACGCAAGCCGCTCCCACCGGTCGAACATCACCGAACTGCTCAAAGCCATGGATGGCGAGGTGGACGATACCGCTGGCGAGGTGCGCCTTCTGCCCGGCGTCGAGCGCGCGGCGGTCATGGAGATCAAGTGGGCCGACATTCTCGCCGCAGAGACTATCGAGCTTGATCCGGAGTTCGATCCGGCTGACGGGATTAATCGCGTGCTGGCGCGTTATCCTGATCCAGACAGCCTGTATCAGCCGCTTGATCTGCCCGCTCGCACGGACGCGGCGTATGTGACCGAGGACGGCGGCGAAGACCTGACGCTTTCAACCGAGTTCGGTCTGGTCCCTTACGCTGCGCAGGTGCAGCGGATCACCAAGCGCATTCTTGAGAGGGGCCGGGCGCAGCGGCGGCTTTCGGTTACAATGCGCCTGAAATACATTGTGCTCGAAAAAGGCGACCGCGTGACTCTGGACGCCGATTTGCGCGCGCGTCTGCGCCTGCCGGAGACTAACTGGCGCGTCGAGACTCGCCCGGCGATGACGCTGGAGGGGGACAGCGCGCTAGCGATCAAGCTGGTCTTGCGCGAGCATCCCGACAGCGTGGGCGACTGGACGGCGGCGACCGATGAACTGGATGAAGACAGCGCGACCATCACCCGTCCGGGCAGCCCGACGCTTACCGTTCCCGGTCTGGCCGTAGAAGCCATCACCATCGGAGCGAGCGGGTTTCAGTATCCCAGCGGGCGCGTGACCTGGACAGCCACCAGTGTTGCGGTGCGGCTGATTGAGATCGAGCTTCGCGAGGATGGAAACAACGCGACGCGCCAGCAATTCAGCGCAAGCCCGTCCTCCCTTCAGCAAACGCTCGGCAGGCTGGGCGCAAATGTTGATTATCAGGTGCGTGCGCGCGTCGTCACGGGGACAGGGCGGCAGGCATGGTCAAGCTGGCTGGATTTCACCAGCGGCGCGACGGATACGGCGACCGGCGTCGATTGGGGCGGGGTCACAGGCTCCGGCAAGCCGGACGATAATGCGACGGTCGGGGCCGACTGGTCCTCAAATCTGCTTAATCGCCCCACCGAACTGACAGATGGCCGGGTCGCGGTGGGGCTGGCGTCGAATGGCGACTTGGCCCGGTCGATTCCTGGCTCGATCAAGACCAGTTCGGACATTCTCAGCCGCACGGGCGGGGGCGTGTTCACCGGCGATCTTTCCGCCACTCTGGGCGCGGACTGGTCGGCCAATGTCAGCAATCGTCCGACCGAACTAACCGATGGGCGGATTACGGCGGCGCTCACCGTGGACGGCGACATAATCCGCCCCATTCCAGAGCCGGTCGCTACCAGCTCAGACCTCCTGCGCAAGACCGGCGGCGGGCTGTTCACAGGCGATCTTGCGGCGACTGCGGGCGCGGACTGGTCAACCAACCTGACCAGCCGCCCCACAGAGCTGACCGATGGGCGGGTGTCTGCGGCGCTCGATAGCAGCGGCGATCTGCAAAATGATGCGCGCGTGCGCCAGGTGGGCGGGACGACCAAGCGGGCGCTGGGCCGGGCGCTGGCCGTTATTGAGGCGCAGGATGGCGACAGCATCACTTTTGCAGAAGCGTTCAACGAGCCTCCGACGATCCGTATCCTCGGCGGCACCGGCTCCACGTTCGACGAACGCATCGGAACCGGCTCGAACATCAAGCATCTTCAGGACTACGCCGCCCAGAATGTCACGACGACGGGCTTTGACGTGAAGGCCAAGATACGCGGCGAGGCGACAGGAACGACCGCTCGCAATGATGCGGTGACGACAGCCGGGAGCGGAAGCGATCCTGACTATGTGGGGGACAAGTCAACCGCTGACGAGGCGTTTGATGACAACTACACCTTTTCCGGCACGCTGACGGGAACCTACACATCATCAGGCTTCGCGACCGCCACGATTGAGCTTTACACCAACGATGGCGGTGGATGGGTGAAGCGAGCGAGCGTCAATTTCCTGTTGCCCAGCGCTAGTGGCGGCACCTCAATCTCTGAGCCATGGTCTCGCACAATCAATGTGGACGGATTGGGCCAGCACGGCGGTAAAGAGTTCGGGATTGCTATCGTTCCTGGCGGCAATATCAGCAGCGCAGACAATTCAGCCGGTGCGGTGGTCTACAACTCAATCGCCTCCATCACCGAGTATTCGGCCACGCCGGGCAGCGAAGTGGTGTTCTGCTATGTCTTCGAAAGCGACCAGACCCTTGAGTAGCCATGACAACTGCGGGGCGTGCGGAGAGTGCGTCCAGACGTTCCGGCTTGTGGATGTGAGCGCGCATCTTCTCAAGGCGCTGCGGCCCTACGGCAAGATGTGCGACGGATGTGTGTCCCGGCTGATCCGTCCGGGGCGCAAGTGGACCGCACTCGGTATCAGGCCGGTCAAGAAGTCGGTCTTCATTCGGGGGCTTCCCGGTACCGAGGCGACGCGGCTGGCTCACGTCAAGCGCCAGCAGGCCAAGGCGAAACCGGAACTGGATTACCGGCCCTGATCGCCAAGATGTAACTGATCTCCACACGCCCACCGCCCGCCTTGAGCGGGCTTTTTCATGTCTGAGAAGGAGGGCTGAATGGGCCTGTTTCGTTTCGATAGCGGTCAGCCGGATTTAGAGCTTGACCACTTCGAGCCGTCCGAATTTGGCGAGTGGTCCCGTAAGATGGACCGGAGCCTTCTTCTCAAGCTCGACGACTTCCGCCAGCGCTGGGGCGCGCCGGTTCACATCAGCCCGGTAGACGGGGCGCTCGGTCGCAAGACCTATTCCAGCTCCATGCACTCCTACGCTCGGCTGGGCCGGGTGTGCGCGGCGGACGTGTTCCCGCAGGGCATGACGCCGGAGCTTTTCCCGACCGCGTACACACTCGCCAAGCAGGCCGGGTTCGGCGGGATCGGGATCTACACCGACACCAAGTTCCAGGGCCGAGACTGGCCCATGCTCCACGTTGACGTGAGGGCGGTTCCGCGTGGCGACCCGCCTGCAAGCTGGTCGCGGATTGCGGGGGAGTATGACGAATTGGCGCTGCTCATGCCGGAAGGCTGGGCCAGATGATTGATGGAGAGCGACTGTTGGCGAATTGGGTGGACGCGGTGCAGTCAGGACTCCTGACGCTTATAATCCCTGCCCTGATCATGATCGGGGCGCGCCTGCAGAGGCAAGACGAAACCATCCGGCGCGTGGTGTCGCTGGAGGAACGTGACGACAGGCTGGGCGAGCGCGTGTCTGACAGCGAGCGCAACATCGCGGTCCTTCAGGCTCAGTATGCGTCGATCTTGGCCAGCCTTGAACGCATCGAGCGCTATGTGGAGAGGCAGCAATGAGCGCGCTCCCGCAAGCTTCATGGAAAATCCGCCGTCGCGTGATGTTCGTGGTGCTGGCGTTCTGTATGGCCGTGATCGGCTGGCTGACTTACGCCGCGCCGGAAAGCCGGGTCGCTGAAACCATCGTCCTGTGCGCGTTCGGCCTGATGGGGTTGATTGTCTCGGTCTATGTCCTCGGCGCGACATGGGAAGACGTAACCCGCATCAAGCTTGGGGGCCTCAATGCTGGGCCTCAATAAGTACCTGCTCGCCGCGCTTGGTATCGTATGCGTTACCATCGGTCTGCTCTGGTGGCGTCTGGATGCGGTGGCCGAAGCGCGCGACCGCTGGAAGGCCGACGCCGAAAGCAAGGCTGCGGCGCTTGAGGTCTTGCAGGCTGAAGCGGCGCGCACTGATGCAATCCTGACAGAACTTCGCGCCACCCGCGATGCGATAGCGCAGGACAGCGCGCGCACCCGGCGCGCCCTTGCCGACCTGGAGGCGTCCAATGAAGCCGTTCGCGCTTATCTTGACCAGCCTGTCCCTGCTGACCTCGCCCGCCTGCTCTGGCCCGGTGAAGACGCAGACGATCCGCCTGACGCCCCCGACTGAGCTTCTAGCCCCGTGTGAGGTGTACGACCCCGCACCGGACGCGCCGACCACGGCGGACATTGTGGAGAGCCGGGCGGCGTATATCGAGGCGCTGCGCGAGTGCAACGCCGACAAGGTGGCTTTGAGGGAGTGGGTCAATGGCGCAGCCGGTTCAAATTAACCTGACCATGCTCGGCGCGGCGGCGGGTGCTTTGCTCGCCTGCGGTGCGCTGGGTGCGGGTGGGCTGGCGTTTCTTGACTGGCGCATCGTTCACGTCATTGAGCAGCGTGAGCGCGACCGCGCTTTAGCCAAGCTCTGCGAACGCGATCTGACCGGCGACCCGGAACAGGACCGCTCGCTACTGGAAGCCCGCAGCGCCCTCGGCGGTTGCGGCTAGGCCCGCCGCGCCTTCAAGGCGGCATCCCCTGACATAGCGATAGGAGCGGGCATGGCTCAACGCGGCCACACCGAAGCGGAGCTGCGAGAGATCGTGGAGCTTGTCGAGGAATGCTTGAAGGAGGGGTATGCCCCACCTGACGTGAACGGGGGTAAGAAGGCGCTGTCAGAAGCCAGCCGTCGCGCTGTGGAACGGGGCATCATCAGAGCGCTCAGCACGTTTCGGACGCGATATGACAAGGCGGTCATCGGGTATCGTGAGCCGGACTGGTCGCTATACCGCGCGCCTCAGTATCAGACGCCCAAGGGGTCACGCGCTCGCCCAGCGCCAGCCATGCACGCGATCAACACTGACGCGGCCACGCCGGAAGCTGACGAGAAAATCCGCGTGATGGTCATCGGTGATTGCCATGATGACCCGCGCCTTGCGGACTATGACCGCTTCAGAGCATTGGGCCGCTATGCCAAACAAATGCAGCCTGACCGCATCGTCCAGATCGGAGACTGGTCAACATTCGATAGCGTGTCCCGGCATGAAGATCGTTCGACTATATCAGGCCGCGCGCTTCCGAGCTTCGAAGACGACATGGGAAGCCTGCGCATGTCCCTGCGAGCCTTCCACGAAGGACTCGACGGCTTCACCTGCCCAAAACACATTACCCTCGGCAACCATGAGGATCGGGTCCGGCAGTACGAAAACCTGAACGCCACGCTGGAAGGCGCGATGTATCTGCGGGTGGTGGAGGCGTTCGAGCAATACGAATGGCAGACCCGACCGTTTGGTGAGTGGCTGTTCCTGGGCGGCGTCGGGTTCACCCATGTTCCTCTGAACATCATGGGGCGCCCGTATGGCGGCAAAACCCTGAACCCGGTCGCGAATGACGCGGTGTTCTCAATCATATTCGGCCACAGCCACAAAGGTGGCATGGTCCGCGCGCCGAAAATCGGGCCGAACCGGCGCGTCACCATCCTGAATGTCGGCTGCTCCCTGCCAGAAGGTCACGTCGAGGATTACGCCAAGCTCAGCACAACCGGCTGGGAATACGGAGTCTATGACGTGGCGATTGCTGGCGGCGATATTCAGAGCGCCAAACACCACACCATGTCCGAGGTCATGGCGGCATGGAACGTACCGGCCTAGTGACGCGCCAAGAATACACAACGCCGCTTGTGTAGCGTTTCGGGCGCGATTTGATACATAAGGTCAGTCGGACGCGCTGTCTTGAGGCAGGCTGTTGAGCCAGCGCCCCATGCGTTCAAATGACCTTTTCATCTGCGCGCTGGAGACGGACGTCATCTCAAACCCGCGCGTAACTCGCTCCATTGCGCGTCCCCTTTGAGCCTCAAGTGCGCGGCGGCGCGCTTCTGCAATTTCTTCGTCAGACCTGTGATCTATCGTGATGGTCGGCATAGCTTGAACTCCTGAGTTAATCGGTTGTGCTGTCTTGAGGCGGGGCGGGTAGGGGCACGGTCCGCAGCGCCGCGACCGTGCCTAAAGCATAGTCCAGAGCATCCGGCTTCATGCGGCGCACGTGCGGCGGAAAGGTCATTTCACGCTCGCGCCAGAGCTTGAGTTCGGCGGGGCTCAGCTCATCCTCGGTCATCGTCAGCCTCCATAGCGCGGACCTCATCCGCCAGGAACTCGCGGTTTTCAAAGGCGCCGTTCGCGACATACTCGACCTGATAGGTGGTCAGACCGATACGCAGCCGGACTTCAACGACGCGCCCTGGATAGTCGAGGCCGTGCACGATCACGCGGCAGAAGTCTCCGGGGTCAAGGCAGGCCTGTTCTGAGAGCTCATTCATCACGCGCCTCCTTTGCGAGAGCGGAGCCGGTCGGCGAACTGCGCATCAAAGCTTGCGGATCGGGGAGTTCCGTCGGGGTATTCCCGCGCAAAATTCGCATCAGCCTCCACCGCCAGTTCCTCCAGCACATCATCCCGCGTCACGGCATGAGGCAGGGCGGCGGTGAGGGCGGCTTCAATGTCAGCGTCAGTCGGAAAGCTGAGAGCATACGTGTTTCCATCACCCGCGCCGACAGGCTTGCCACGCAGCCGAAACTTCAGCGCACTAACCATCTCATCCGTCACCACCGGCTGCACATTGACCTGGCCAGACGCATGAAGCACCAAGGTGCAATCGTGCTCTGTCAGATCATCGACGCGCTCTACGCCCATGGCTCGAAGGTGCGTGAGCAGGTCAGCCCCGCGCACCGGCTGCACAAGCGACATGATGGCGTCTGCCTTGCGGTAGCATTCCTCTTTCGGGGCCTGCAGCGCTTCATTCCAGTTTGGCGTCGGACCATTCTGCGCCCAGCACATCGCCGTATAAAGCTGGCATGCCACCTTCTCGCGTAGATCAGTCATGGCTCTGGTCCTTTGCTGCGGTGAGGGTGGTGCGGAGGGCTCGAATCTTGTCCTCAAGGTCGTCTAGCGTTGCGTGCTCGTTAAGCTCGTCCCACGGTTCTGCCGCGCCTTCATCTTGCAAAGATTTGAACTCTGAAACGGCCGCCTCCCCCGCCTCCACCAGCGCATCCAGCTTGGCGCGGAGGTCGAAGTAGCCGACAGCCTCAAGGGCAATTTGGGCGTGTCGGCGCGCCTCGTTTTGCATCAAGGCGTTGCCACGAGGCACCCAAGCGGGGGGCCACTTGCGGTTAGCATCAAACGCCACCCGCCTCATCGCCTCGTAAATCGACGGCGCCGCCTTCTCAATCACTTCCTGCTTTTCCTGCTCAGTCATGGTGGTCTCCTGTGGGATAAAGGGCGGGGATCGGGCGTCTGGCGCATGTGACTGCGGCCATAACGCATTGATCTGTCAGACCGGGAACGCCGGACGAACAGTCACATGGGCTGCAACGATTTGAATGGGATAGGTCCGGTTCGGAAGGATTTGCAGTCCTCTGCGTCACCACTCCGCCATGGCGCCAGACCAGAACCGATGTGGTTGTATCGCCGTAGCTTTCTCCAATCAAGCGCGGCGCTGACATGGGCTTCCATGTAACTGCCGACACCTCATCCATGTAACTCATGTTCTGCATACGGTCAGTCTCCGTTCCCCTCACTCGCCGCCCTGGCCGCCTTGAGAGCGTCCACGCGGCTGTCATCTTCGACCACATAGAACCGGGCGATTGTCTTCTCGTCGTAGTGCCCGGTGACCTCCTGAATGTCGGCGTGGCTGTGACCAGCGCGGCGGAATCGCATGATGCAGGAGTGCCGGCCGGATTGAGGCGTGGTCTTGGTCAGCGCCACGTCTTCATCCATCGCCCTGATCACAAGCCGGAACTGCGGATTGAAGCGCTCGAACGTGAACGGCTCACAGAACCGGGAGTCGATGAAGACATGGCGATGGTTCGAACCGTCCTCGACGCGGGGCCGCACGGCTTCGATCAGTTCGACGGTCAGAGGATCCAGCCCGATCGAGCCGAACGAGCCGGTCTTCTGCTGCCAGCCCCGCACCGCCTGGGCGCGCGGATCGTAATAGAGGCCCGACCTGATCTCACCGCGGTCCAGCCTGCGCCGCGTCAGATCGTCCAGCACCATGAGTCCGTGCAGGTCTCCGGGGCGCCGGCCAATGTCCCACATGGTCTGAACCCATGCTGCGACTTCGGGCACGTCCATGCGCTGCGCTGTCTCGATAAAGCCTGTGACGAATGCCTGATCCCATAGCTGGCGTGTGCGCGCCTCGCCCTTTTTGCGGCGGCGCAGGCGAACCGGCGCGACCGGATTGCTCTCCACGGCGCCGAGCTGAATGGCGTGCGTGAACAGGCTGGACAGGACAGACTTGAGGTGACGCTGGCGGGTGGGCCGGTCATCAAACTCCGCTAGGAACGCGCCCACGCCCTTCGTCGTCAGGCGGCGCATGTGCGGGTGTCCGTTCTGGCGCTCGGCTGTCCGGTCGGCCCATGCCTCGATCTGTTTCAGGCAGCTCTCATATCCGCGCCGGGTATCGTCGGCGAGCTCGTCCTGAAACCACGGGCTTGAGCGCCATTGCGCTACAATCCAGCGCAAAGATCCATGCGGCCATTCTCCACCGGCCTCGGGCGCACCGCGCATCCGGTTGAACTCGGCGAACAGACCAGCCGCGTCGATGTAGGCGTGGTGATATTCCAGATCGCCGCCGACACGCCGGGCCGGATCACGGGGCACGCGCACGGTCTTGCCGTAGCGCTCGATCCACAAGTCCGGGGTCAGCGATGGCTTGGGCTTGAAGTACCAGGGCGTCGAGCCGTCTGCTCGGGCCGCGCCGGGTACGAGATACTGTCCTGCGTATCCGCTATTCGGCGGCGCCGCAGATGAAGGGGTCTTCGTCTTCATCGCTCTCCTCCTGCTGGGGGCGGCCTTCCTCGACCACGGCGCGCACAAGCGGCTCGGTCGCCCAGCGTCCCCGCCGGCACGCCCTGGGATAGACACCGCGTTCGACCCGCTCATAGAACGAGGCGCGGGACAGTTTGGCGATCTCCAGCGCTTCGTCCAGCGTGACGACGACGCCGTACCGGTCCAGGGCGTGCTGCACGCTCGCATCGTGGGTCAGGCGCGCGGTCATGTCAGGGGCGGTCCTTGCGCATGTACGAAGCCAGCACGCGGACGCTTACTCTGACCGCGCGGAACCCGTCTTCACGATACCGCCGCCACGGCTTTCCAGCGGCGCTCTCAAATTCAGCAATGGCCTGCGTGCGCTTCGGGCGAAGCGTCCAAACGAACACGCCTTGGAATGGAGACCAGATCGCCCATGCAAATTCTTCGGTGCGCCCCATCACCCCTCTCCCCCAATAGAGCGGGCGCGGCAAATGAGGGATTCAAGCGCCTCGTTCTGTTCAACGGGGTCGGGCTTGAACAGCTTGTCGCCGCCGGGAAATGCGTCTTCGCCCTCAAGCGCCATGCGCGCCACCTGCGCCCGGAACGCCTCAAGCTCTGCCAGCCTCTCAGCAGAGACCACGACACAGGAGCCTTCAGGGCCGCAGCGGTCGTCGGGGGAGAGGGAGGCGAGGGCCTTAGCCCCGACATAATTGTCGCGAGCCGGAAGATACTTGCCGACCACATTTAGCACCGCCCTTACACGCTCTCGGTTTTGTTTAGTGTGAGGCGCTTGCATCCGAACGTAACCCGGCCATGCGGCGTCAAGGGCTTCGTTCTCCACGGCTTGCGGCTCAGGGTAATCACTCATCACGGCCTCCCTGATTGCGGACGCCTAATACGGCTTTACCGTCAAGATAGCTTGCGACCTCCAGCCATGTTAAATCCGGGTGGCGCTGTGCGTTGTGGTGCTCGCGACACTCAGCGGCCAGCCTCTCCCTTTCCGCAGCCCTCACCTCGGCTTCGGTGCGGAGGGCAATGTCGAGACGGTCTCCGACGCGGCAACCCTCTTTGGAATGCTCGCCGTCCGGGTGCGTGGGGATGCCCGCTTCATCAAGTCGCTGGTGAACGTAGTCCTTGAAGGCTTGGAGCTTAGCCACCTGTTCTTCCACAGGGGCGGGACGGATGGCGTCTATGGCGTAGGCGGCGCGGAGAATGGCAGTGATCCGCTCGCGTTGGTCGGCCAGCCAAGTGGCCATATCCGATGCGTCGTGATAGCTATGCGCATCGTCGGCTTTGCCGCCCGCTTTAACCGCCCCCTCACTCGGCTCTCCCGCAGGGGCGGTGTCGAGGCCCATGCGTGCAACAGTCGCATTGACGTCAGCCTGTGCGACCTCACTCACATACTGGTCCAACGCGCTCACACCGCCCTGTGCAGCTAGAGCGTCGGAGATGTGAGACATGATGGCGTCGATGGCCTCGTCGAAGCCCGTCAGCGTGTCAGGCTCATCTGCGCTCCAAGGGCCAATATGCTCGCGCAAGACCTCCTCAATCGTCTCTCTCAATACCTGTGTCATGCTGCGCTCCTGCCAGCTAGAATTTCGTTGACCTCGCGCTCAAGATCAGAGCGGCCAAGGTCGGGGATGATGCGGCGGCAGATCAGATCCACCGCGCGGTCATAGAATTGCTCGAACGCGTCTTGATCCATCTTGTCAAAGGCGATGGAGGCGGGCGCTAGATGATGTTCGCCAGTCTCCGCGTTGATGGTCTCGCGGGTGTGGCCGGTCGCAAGCTTGATCCCGTCCAGAAGCCCCTCCACGGTCGCGTAGTGGTCCTGGTGCGGGAACACCACGCCGAGCATCGCGAACAGCTGACGATGGTGTTTTGTGTTTCTCGGCTGCTGAATACGCGCGCGCAGGTCGCGGTCGCGTGGCAGGTCGCTCCAAATCTCCGCAGAGCGGGGGTCTAAGGGGCGCAAGCGGCCCAAGCCGTCCTTACGAAACAAAATCTCACGCATGGCGCGCCTCTGGCGCGTATTCGCCGTAGTATTCCAGCGCAGCAATGTTGCGCGCGGCCACAGCATCAGCCTTTTTCTCAAAGTAGCCAAGATGCTTTTGTTTTCCGTTAACCTTTATGTAGGCGCGCCACTTTCCATTTTGGTTAAAACGGCAAACGCCAACAACGCCGGATTTGCCAACTTTCGACCTATTTCTAAGATTTTCGGTTCGCGAGCACTCGCGCAAATTATGAGGTCGATTGTCGGACTTGTTTCCATTGATGTGGTCAACGTCCTGCATAGGCCAGCGCCCGTGAGTCATTGCAAACACAATCCGATGCTCTAGCGTAGGGGCGTTATTCAAAGAGATTAGGCGATAACTGTTGGGCCGTTGAGTGCCTGCCCTTTGCCCGGTTTTGACGCCGCCATGTCCACGACGCCAGTATAATTGACCAGTAGCGCTGTCGAGACGAAGGCGGTCTAAAAGCACAGAAACCGGGACAGGCTGTTTTGGCTTACTCATGCCGAACCCCACTCGATAAAAGGTATATCGTCGTCCAGCGTGTCGCCGCTGTAGCCCTCAGCCGGTCGCCCGCCTTGCGGCTCGCGTTGCTGATCAGGGTCGCCAGACGATCCGCCCCGCGTTCCGCCGAGCATCTGAAGCTCGCCACGGTACTTCTGAAGGACGATCTCGGTCGTGTACCGATCAACGCCGTCCTTCTCCCATTTGCGGGTCTGAAGCTGGCCCTCGATGTAGACCTGCGAGCCTTTGCGCAGGTAGTTCTCCGCGACCTTGGCCAGCCCCTCATTGAAGATCACGACGGTGTGCCAGGTGGTGCGCTCCTGCCGCTCGCCCGATTGTTTGTCGCGCCACGTCTCCGTGGTCGCCACGCGCAGGTTCACGACTGGATCGCCGGAGGACATGCGGCGGACTTCCGGGTCGGCGCCGAGGTGGCCAAGGATGATTGCTTTATTGACGCTGGGCATTATGCCGCCTCCATGAGCTGTTCTGTGAGCTTGTCGTAAGCTTCACGCAGGTAGTGGCGCGCGGTCGGGTGAAGCTTCCAGATCTCGCCCGCGTTTTCATGCGCCCAGTGCGCGGCTTCGCAGGCGGTCTGCGCCATTTTCAGCGAGCCTTCGAGCGCCTTGTAGAGCGGGCGGCTCTGCGCGGAATTGAGCTGTTCAACGCCCTCGACGGCGGGTAGCAGGTCATCCCAATCAAGCGTGTTGTCGTGAACGTCGCCTACACGCTTCTTCGCAGGCGCATCATCGTTCTCAGGCTCGGCGCGAAGCTGGCCCTTGTGCCAGAGGTCCAGAGCCGCTCCGAAGCGCATGGCAGCATTGCGCAGAGCGTCTCCGATCACTTCCTTGATCGCGTCACCGCCCTTTTTGCCGTCCGGGTGGCCGTAGCCGAGGCGAGATACATTGCAGACAGTCAGCTTAATCCACATGCCGCCGTTGGCGTCGAGCTTGGGGGAGCCGTCCTCGCTGACCGCTAGCGGCTCCCAATTCCATTCAGGATCGCAGTCAAGAAGCCGGTCGGTCAGGGCGGCGTGGCCGACATAATCCAGGTGAACGGCCTTAGGGTGGTGCCAGCCGCCGCACTCGCCGCAGCTTTTGTATTCGTTCTTCTTTTCAGCCATCCAGCCCGCCTGCTTCGGCAGCTTGGAAATCTGGTGCGGCTCAAACGGCACTCGCAGCAGCGCAAGGCCGGTCGGCTTTTCTGTTTTGTCAGACATATCGTATCTCCAGAAAAAGACCGGGCGGATCGGGGGACAGTGATCCGCCCGGCCAGTCTGCGCGTCACCGCCGAGGGGAGGGTGCGGGCGCGCAATCGGTGATGGGTTCGCAGGTCTGCTGATCGAGGACCGGCCGACCCGCTTTTGCGTATCGCGTCAGGGCGATGCGCTCTGCGATGTCGTGTTCGCGCTGAGCCAGCTTTCGCAGGATCGGCAGCGTGTCTGCGGGCAACAAGCCAAAACGGGTCTTTAGCTCGGTCGCTGCGCGGCAGACGTGGGGTGTGTCAGCGCCGCTCATGCGCTCTCTCCCTTGATGTAGGAGAGGATTTCCTGATCAGCCCTGGCGTACTGGCGAAGAATAGCGGCAGCCTCTCGCGGCGTCTGTGCGCCAGCCTCCAATGCATCGGCTAGCGTCAAGAGCAGGTTGACACCCTCTTGCATCATCTCAGCCATCTCCGGTGCTTTGGAGATAAGGCGGGCGTTGGCTTCTCGCTCTGGCCTACCCAAGGCGGCATCAGCCTCACCAACGTAACCATGCGCGGGCTTGTGTGCCGACGAAAGCCAAGCCACGGCAACGCGGCGTCCGTTTTCGTCAACCATAAGACCGCAAGTTCCTTGCGCATCCTGAATGTGTTCCCAAGGCCCCGGCGTCCAAGGTGTGTCGAGCGAGCTGGTCATTGTGTCTTCCCATCATGTGAAAGGATCGCTGCGCGCCCAGCGTCAGTGATGACGTGAACGCCGTCGCGGTCGGGGTGAGGGGCTATAAGTCCGCGCCGCAGCAGCGCTTCGCGGGTCACGGTGTCGGCGTTGCCGGGCAGACTGGCGATGACCACGCCCGCCTCACGATCCGGGTCAGGGTCAGCGCAGGCGTGCCGTAGCATGTGGGCAGCGCCGCGCGAGAGCTTTGGAGAGCTGGTCACTGTCCCACCTCCATAAACAGCCCAGCATCACCAGAGAGCGCGCAGTAGAGCGTCACAGGGATGGCGAGCATGGCGGTGAGAAGAAGCGCCAGATGCGCAGTCATCGACCAGCTAGGCCAGATGATGCGAGGGCGGCGGATAGGAGGAGGGCAGTAGGTCATGCTGCAGCCTCCTGCTTGGCGGCGTGGTAGCCGTCGAGGAAAGCGCGGCGGGCGTAGACGTGAGGCAGTTCAAGCCGGGCGGCTTCGCGGGTGTCGTCATCACAGACGCATTCAAGGGCGGGCTGCTTCCAGAAGGTCTCCACAAACGCCTCAGCCAGCGTTTCCAGATCCCCTTCCGGCGCCCAGCCCATGCGCGCACTGGTCAGCGCGCCGACCTCGCGCATGAACGCCTCTAGGCGCTCGATCTCTTCGATGGCGGTTTGTTGTTGTCCCGGTCGCATGTCGTGTCTCCCTTACGCGGCGCGCTTAATCCACGCCCAGCGTTTGCCGGAGCGGATTTGCGATACGTGATTGTTTGAAATGCCGTAAGCAGCCGCGACTTCAGTGTTGTTGCGCGGGTCTGCCAATATTGCTTGCACGTGATGCTCTGAGAGTTTGTCCGAGCGACGTTTGCGGTGCTTTTGCCATGGCACTAATCTGCTCATGCGACCTTTTGAGATCGCGTCAGCAATGTTCTCTTTTTGCGTTCCCAGCCAAAGATGACGCGGGTTAATGCACCTTGGGTTATCGCAGGTGTGACAAACCACAAAGCCAGCGGGAATTAGGCCGCGATACAATGCATAAGAAGCGCGATGGGCGCGCATTCTGCCACGTCGGGCTCCGCGCCCTTTTGGGTAAACAATGCGCGGATATGGATGATTATAAGGGTGTTCAATGCACACCCGCAGGTCGCCGCGTGCGACAAGTTCTGTGACACGCCTGACCACAGCCTCAGGAATGTCGTCAGGGTGTAATGCTGGAGCATATGCCATCAATCTCTCCATCGCGTGTATGGAAAGACCTTACGGCGGTAAAATTACCGCGTCAACGAAAAACGGTAAAAAAACCGCTCTACATATCGAGCACGGTTCGACGGACCCTGCCGATCACCAGCGGTTCGCGGCCTGACGCAAGGAATGTGGGCTCATGCGAGGGGTTTGTGGTCACCGGCTCAATGCGCGGCGGATCGGGGCGCCAGCGCTTGTACGTCGCGCCGCCTTCGCCGTCTCCAAACACATAACACGCGTTCGGTACGAGGCGGCGATCACGCCGGTCCACGAATATCAGGCTGTCGGGCGGTGATATGCGGTCCATGCTGTCGCCCTCAACCGTTAGGGCGATCCAGTCACCGGCTGGGTCCAGATCGGGCGCGTAAACCCGCCGAGCGTTTTCTGCTTCAAGCACCGCATCGGGCGTTACAAGGGCGCCGGCGCTGATCCAGCTTATCAGCGGAGCGGAGCTGACCATGGGATCAATTTCGTGCTCGTCGCCGGTGCCGTCCAGCAGCCACCCGGCGTTCGTTTCAAGCACGGGCGCAAGCGCTTGGATGGTCCGCGTCGAGACACCCCGGCGCTTCTCTGAGCGAGCCGCGCGCTGCATATTGCGGATGGCGTCCTTGCTGAGACCAGCGCGCACGGAAGCGCCCTGCGCCGTCAGACCGACCGCCTCTAGCCGCTTTTCGACACGTTCAAGCACGTCCTGAATCATGGGCTGAAATATCCGCCCATGCATGCGCACCCGGAAGCGGTAAGATAACCGTTGACAGGGGCGGTAAAAATACCGCCTTATGTCGCGCATGAGCCAGATCGAACAAATCCTCACGCTTGCGCGCGCCTACGCTTCTGCGGAGGGCGTCGAGCTTTCGACCGTCAGTTGGCGGGTTTTCGGCGACACCAAGAAGCTGCGCGCACTGGACGAGGGTGGAGATCTTCATACTCGCCGCGCCTCTGCCGCTCTGGCGTGGTTTGGCGAGAACTGGCCGGACGGTGCTGACTGGCCGCAGGGAATTGAGCGCGGCGAGGTGGCCTGATGCTCGATCTCGCGCGCTCTCAAGATCGCTTCGATCTCCAGCCGGTGAAGCTGTCCGGCCAAGGCTCTCAGTCTGGCTGCTTTCTCAATCATCACGGCCTCCATGGGCGCGAAGGTACATCGCGCCGGGCCGGGGCCTCCACGAAAATCAAAGGGGAGATTTTGCATGAGCCGCAAGCAAGCCGCTGATGCGTTCGACGCTCTTGTGTCGAGCCTTCCGTACCCGTCCGGGTCGGTGGCCATCGCCATGCTGGATGAGGCCGGGTTCAGCGTAAGCCCATGTCGCCTGTCGAAATGGCGCAGCGATGAACACGAAGAGCAGGTGCCGTTTTCGATAGTCTGGGGACTGCAGGTCCAGTCCGGTAAGACCATAGCGTCTGACCTTATGGGTAATGCGGTCGATTGCGAAAGTATCGGCGCATCAATCGAGGTGCTGGCGTCTCAAGCGACCATGCTGGCGGCGAAGGCTAACGCCAAGGTCACGGCGACCAAGTGCCCTAAGAGCGATGGCGGGGCGAAAACCACCCCGCGCGAGGCGACCGAGTGCATCAAAGACATCGACAAGGCCGTTGACGCGCTGATGGCGACGCGCCGGAGCCTGGAGGCCCTGTGCGCTCAGCAGAAAGGGGCGGCGGCATGAGGGTCATCATAGACAATCCTGAGTGCGCACCGGCTGGCGGCATTGAGCGCGCCGTCCGAAGCGCGCTTGAGTTTGCTGAGACAGCTCCTGTCGGGGCGCTGTGCGGGTTTGCGTGCCGAGACGGATCAACCTTTGGCGCGAAGCGAAACGCCAAATCCGTGCGCGTCAGCTTCAATCAAGTCGAGCGCGCCGATAGCGCGGGGAGGGCGGCATGACCCTCTCCCAATACCGCACCCGCTACATATGCGCTCCCAAGGGACAGAAGCGCCAGCGCTGGGCTGAGCTGCGCGCGGCCATGGCTGCTGCGCTCGCTGGTCAATCCTCTCACTCATACCGCCATGCGCGGGGAGCGGGGGTGGAAGATGGCGTTTAAGTCACCTCGCTCTGCCAAAGCTAAGGGGTCTTCCTTTGAGCGCGATGTGGCGAAAGCCCTTGCGCAAGCTTCTGACTGCGACCTGACCCGGCGACAGCCTGGAAGCGGGGCAATCGACGGATTCAGCGGCGATGTGGTCTTAGACCCGCGCGGCTGGGACATGAAGATTGAATGCAAGCACCGCAAGCAGATCGCCGGATATGACCGGTTGGAAAAGGCTCGGCTGCTGTCGGACGGCGTGATGGTGGATACGCCTGCCGGTGTGGCCTTTTGGCTGGCTGACGAGTTTTGGCTTGAACTGGTTTCGCGCTGCTACGGACGCGGCGGCAAGGGCGAACTGCGCCCCGATCTGGTCACGCTGAAGACCGGAACGCCCCTCAAGACATTTGACGGCTGGCTGAAGGGGTGCAGCGCCCTTGTCGTCAAGCCCAACCACAAGCCTGCGCGCTGGTATGTCCCCAATGACGTGTTTTGGGCGGCGTTCACGTATGCGGCGCGGGCTGAATTTGATCCGCACACGGCTGCGTGATCGTCACCATAGGAGGCGACAATGCCGACAACCCTCAGCCCTGACGAGTTCCTGCGCCGCGCGCGTCAACGCAACGCCACCCCGATCATGCGGGCCAATGTCCTGCGTCCGGGTGATGCGCGCCCGCCAGCGCCTAAATCGCCGGTTCTGACGCAGACGCAGAAGATCCTTCTAGAGGTCGGGATCAAGCACGGCTACACGCCTGACGAACTCAAGGGCAAGCGCCGCCGTCACGCCCTGGTGCTGGCCCGCCATGAGGCGATGTATCGCCTGCGCACCGAGACCGGCCTGAGCTTCCCGCAAATCGGCCTCCGTTTGGGCGGGCGTGATCACTCGACAGTGATTCACGGCGTCAAGACGCATTGCAAGCGCAACGGCTTGGAGCTTCCGGCATGAGCCTCGCGTACTTTCCTCTGTACCCCGACGATTTTGAAGCGGACACGGCGCACCTGTCTCTTGCTGAGGACGGGGCCTTCAACCGGCTCCTGCGGCTTTGCTGGCGCACGCCGGGCTGCTCGGTCCCTGCGGACCGGGAGTGGATTTATCGCCGCCTGCGAGCGCGGACGGACGATGAGCGGGCGGTTGTGGATGTGGTGATCGACGAATTTTTCGTCACCAAAAACGGTCGCCTTAGCAATGCTAGGCTCACGAAAGAATGGCTAGCCGCAAACGAGGCTCACGAGCGGCGCAAAAATGCGGGTTCGAAGGGCGGGCGATCTAAGGCACTGAAAACAAAAGATCAGAAGCCTAGCAATGCTAGAGCAAAGCTCAAGCAACCAGAACCAGAACCAGAACCATTAGAAGAAGAGCCTAAAGGCTCTAGGGCGCGCAAGCGCGCCACCCGCCTGTCTGAGGATTGGGTTTGCCCTGAGGAGTGGATTGATGAAGCGGTTGCAGCCGGACTTGGAAGCCATGAGGCCCGACAGCTCGCAGAGCAAATGCGAGACTGGTCACTCTCCAGCCCGAAGGGCGCAAAGCTTGACTGGCGCGCAACGTGGCGAGGCTTCGTCCGGCGGGAGCTTGCGGACCGTGGCAAGCCGTCCGGTGGAGGTGGAGGCGGCAACCATGCCGACCGCCAGCGAGCCAGCGCCGACGCTCATCAATCAGCCAGCGTACGCGTTGCTGCGCGCCTCATGGGATACGGCGATGACGGCGGACCCGGAGGACATGGCGGCGGTGAGCCGAGCGCTTTGCGAGTCGTTGACGGCGGTGCGCCCGGATCAGGCTTTGGCTTTGATCGAACGGTTGGCGAGGCACTATCCGCGCCAAGTCCGAAACGAGCGCGAGGCTGAGCTGTACCTTGAAGATTGGTGGCAGGACGTGAGCGATTTTCCGGCGGACATTTTGGCCTCGGCCTGCGCGCAGTACCGGCGCAGCGAAGCGCGGTTCATGGCGACGCCGGGGCAGATCAGGGCCATTGCCGAACCGATCTTGTCATACCGCAAGCGCCTCGCAGATCGCGCCGACCTTATCCGACAAGCCCAAGAGCGGGCCGCATGATCCAATCCCTCAAGCAATGGCTTTACCGCCGCCGTCGCTTGAAGTGGGGCCGCAAGGTCAATGGCGGGAGACTTCAACAGAGCAGGCCGGGAAGGGCGAGAGCATGGCGGTGAACTGGCGCAAGCCCCTCTGGATCAATGACGAGCTGGTGATGGAGGAAGCCCGCCGCCGAGAGCGCAATGGCGAGGGCCGTGTGATTGATGACGGGATACCGCCAGCGCGGTGGGTTCCAAAGCAGAAGGGCGCGCATCATGGCTAAATCGACCCACAAGAATAAAAAGGCCAAGGCTAAAAAAGCGGGCATGTTCGCCGTGCCGAGTGCGCCAGCAAAGCACGCTTGCGGTAAGAAGGTGTATGTGCCGGACCCTGAAAAGATCGGGCCGACGCCGGAAACCAAGCGCCGCCTTCGCATTGATGGTCCTACCTGCAAGATTCAGCGTCTGGTCTGGATGGGCGTGATTACCGATGACCAGGCCGACGCGGTTCAGCGGTACGCTGGTATTCTCGCGCGGGCTGGGTTGCTTGGGAAAGCCCCTCAGTCATGGGTGCGCCAGTTGATCGACAATGGGGGTGGTTCTGAAGTGCCTGACGAGGCGCGTCAAGAGGCCATGCGCGCGCTCAAGAAAGACCTTTGGCCAGCGCTTGATGGCGAGGAAGTGCGCGAGTTGGGCAGGGTGTGCCGACAAGAGGACACGAAAGCGCCGGGCCACGTCGCCAATGGCGCAAGGTCTCTGGTTAAGCTTTTGATCGGAGGGGACAAGAAAGCGGCTTGACAGGGTACGCGCTATGCGCGTAGATTTCCGTTTGATACGAAGGCGCTTTGCGCCAGTAGCACAGAACACCGCTCCACCAGCGTGAGGCTGGATGCGAAAGAGAATCAAACGGTAGCCCCGTTTGCGTGCTTGTGAGCTTATCACGTCAGATCAATGCTCCCGCCGCCCGGTCGGTTATCTGGGCAACAGCTTTCACCGCCCTATGGCGGTAACGAGATTGGGTGGTCTCGGTCCAGTTTTGATTAAGAGGGCTTGGAATGGTAAACCGGCCCCGCCACCCAATGCCCACACCCCGGCGCTTCACTGCGACGGGTAAGGGATCGGCGGCAACACAAGACCAGATATGTGGGGCGATAAAGGGGTAGACAGGGCTGGCAACCGAAAGGGAGTGTCCTCTACACCGCCGCTCGCCTGCCGCCGAGCATATACCGGGAGACCGGTGACGAGATCGGGCGTTGACGAGCAAGCGCGCATTGTTCGTATCGGCGATATGCCCGCCCGAACCGAATCCTACCTTAATGCTCGGAAATTTAAAGGATTTTTGCATCTAATACGGGATTTTCCCGCATTTGCGAATCCCACCCCATAGCCCATAAGGGCTGAACAGAGTGACGATGCGTTGGGTGATTTGCCGAGGCGTATAGAAACGCTGAAGCCGCCATCGTCCACCCCGTCAGGCTTCGGCTTGGCGGGGTTTTCTATGCGGGCTAGCGCCGATGCATTTCGGTATGCGGCCCGCTTCCAGATTCCAGAACACCGGGCGTGCGATACCCCTCAAGAGCTTCGAGCCTTAACCTGATCGCACTGGCCCGGTTCCCTATGCGCCATATTGGCGGCATCCGCCCCGCGACGGTATCGCGAATCAGTAGAAGCAGGAGAAGCAGGATGTATTTTACGGTTAAATGCGTTGGCCCTGATGGCACGCACCAATTTTTTCAGACTGCGGAGGTCATTGCGACGCCGAGCGATAAGGTTTCACCCCCTCAGGCGGCGACGGTTTCGTTTCATTACGGCCCCCGGAATGACTACGTCGAAATGCATGAGGGCGAGATTTTCGTCATGAACGACCAAGGCAAGACCGTCGAGCGGTATCGTTTGGCGGCTGGATTCGCGCGCGATGGCGACACTGTCACGACAGCGCCTGGTGTCCCTGCTGAGCGCACCAAGGCGGCGTAACGAAACAGCCCGTCCCGTGTTTCACATCACGCAAGTGGTGCGGTGCTCTCCCAGGTGCGGGGCGGGCTGGCCTATGGAGGCGCGCGTGACTGACCGCCGCAGCGCCGAAGCCGAAGAGTACCGCAAGCTCTACAAGTCGGCTCGATGGCGTGCGCTTCGACAGCAGCAGCTAAGCCGCCAACCTCTATGCGGGCGATGCTTAATCGAAGGCAAGACGACAGCGGCGACGGTGGCTAACCACCGCATACCGCACAAAGGCGACCCGGCGCTGTTCTGGGATAGCGAGAACCTGGAAAGCACCTGCAAGCGTCACCACGACAGCCACATCCAAAGCGAAGAGCGCAGAGGCTACAGCAAGGCCGTGGATGCGTCGGGATGGCCAAGTGACCCCATGCACCCCGCTAACCGTGGGAGCGCTCTGTGAGGCCCACAGCGGGCAAGGCGGGGAGGCTAGCACGGGGAGGGGCGGGTCAAATCTCTGGAGCGGAGAGCGCAGGGACCGGCGTGGGGGTCTATTTTTCGCATCCACAATTCGGACAATTGGGAAATGATGCGCGGTTTCGCACTTTGTTCGTGCGGATAAGGAAACGATATGCCGAGACCGAGAACGCCCAGCGCTGTTGCAAAGACGACTGGTGCGGCTGGGAAAAACCCGCAGCGGTTTCGTGATCGCAAGGAGCCGAAGACAAGGCCGCTTGGAGACCCGCCCGCCTGGATGGAATGCGAGGATGAGCTTTCGGCTTGGGATGGCTTCAAGCGGGAGATGCCGTGGCTGGCTGAGGGTGACCGCGCGCTTGTCGAGATGGCTGCGCGGCTCCGCGGTCGGATGATTAAAGACCCTGAGATGGGCGTGAACGCGCTGGCGCAGCTTCGGCTCTGCCTTCAGGCGATGGGCGGGACCCCGGCGGATCGGTCAAAGGTGGGTGCGCCAGATGATGATGCGACGGACCCGGCTGACGAGTTCTTCAACTAGGCGCGTGCTGTGAGGGCTGAAGTCGTCGCGCGTATCAACGGCGCCTTAGACCCGACCACGGAATATGCGAGGGCGGTTTGTGGCGGCGAGGTCATCGCAGGCCCGCATGTGCGAGACGCCTGCAAGCGCCACTTGGATGATCTCAAACACGGCGCCGCGCGCGGCCTTCGCTGGGATGCAGAAGCGGCTCAGCGGTTCTTTGATTTCTGCCGGACAGTGCTTCGGCTCAGCGAGGGACAGTTTGACGGGATACCGTTCGAGCTTCACCCGTCGCAGAAGTTCATCTGCGGCTCGCTGTTCGGCTGGATGCACGGCGACGTGCGCCGGTTTCAACGGGCCTACATTGAGCAGGGTAAGGGCAACGGCAAATCACCCATGGTCGGGGCGATCGGTCTCTATGGCCTGACGGCGGACGGTGAGAGCGGCGCGCAAATCTACTCGGCTGGCGCGACAAAAGAGCAGGCCGGGATCTTGTTCGCGGATGCCGTCAAGATGGTCAACCAAGCGCCCGCCCTTAACAAACGCATCGATCGTGCTGGCGGGCCGGGACGGGAATACAATCTCGCCCACCTACCGACGCAAAGCTTCTTTCGTCCGGTGTCGCGAGAGACGAAAAAGACCGGCTCCGGGCCGCGCCCTCACATGGCGCTGTGTGACGAGGTTCACGAACACCCGGACGGCGGGGTCATTGAGATATTGGAGCGCGGCTTTAAGTTCCGCCGTCAACCGCTCCTGGTGATGATCACGAACTCCGGTTCCGACCGGGCGTCTATCTGTTGGGCGGAAAGGAAGCACGCGGTCGCGGTCGCGGCTGGCGACGTGGAGGATGACCGGACGTTCTCATACGTCTGCGCGATGGATGAGGGCGACGAACCCTTTGATGACCCGGAGTGCTGGGAGAAGGCGAACCCGCTGATTGGTGTGACCATCACCCGGGAATACCTGGAGCGGAACGTCAAGCAGGCGCGCGACATACCGGCTAAGGCGAACGGGATCAGGCGGCTTCACTTCTGCCAGTGGACGGACGCGGAATCGGCCTGGATCAGCCGGGCCGCCTGGGA